AAGTTCGATTTGCTCGTCGCTAAGAGCTTCTCTTGCTTCTTTGAATAATTGTATAAACGAGTCAGAAGAATAACGGTAGATATTCTCTGATAAAGTGAGCTTATTATCTAAATGATATTGCAATGATAGTAATCCTATAATTTCTTTTAACTGTATCATATTACTTAGTTTCGTGTATGAAATCCTTTCTATAAAACTTACCTAATATATTATCATTAATATACTGATGGCTGTATGTTTCAAGTACTTCATTTATAAATAGGTATTTGCACTCGAAATAGGTGAGCTCTTTTTTAGACATGCAAATATTAAGAATTTTCTTATCCCATACGGCATAGTTATTATCTTCTTTACATTCTTTTAGTAACTCTTTTATCTTTGGGTGAGATCCATAATAGTCTTTCCAATCAGATTCTTTTACTACTTTTCTTTTACGCTTTTGTCCTTTCAATGGTGGAAGTGTTCTATTAAAAAATAAAACTTTCTTACCTAAATACTTTAAGCCCGTAGGCATATGGAGTACTTCGTAAATAAATCCGTATGTGTTTTCTGGGAAATCCGTTAAGTCATTGTAGATCCTACCCTGGTGAGTCCAGGACGGGTATGTCATATCCATATAATTTGGTTTTTGTCGCTACTGCTTTGACAAAAGCACATCTATTTGTAACTGTTGCTCCTTTATTGCACTTATCAATAACGCGACTATTTTATCATAACGTACTGCTTTGTAACCATCTTTTCTATCGATTACTAATTCTGGCAGCACTTTTTCGATTTCTTGAGCGACAACACCAACATCGTGACCGCTATGCTCAGAATCATTATTCCAATCAAATTCATATCCGTTTATTTGATTTATCTTATCTAAAGCTCCATCTATTGGAGTAAGATTGTCTTTCAGTCTTTCGTCTGAAGATGCAAATGCTATAATGTCACCTGATGATGATATTATTCCATCTACTGTTAGGTTACCAACAAAGTCAATACTTCCTGAACCAGTAATTGTATTTGTGTTAAGATCTAAATCTCCACCTAATTGAGGTGAAGTGTCTTCAACTACGTTACTAATACCAGAAGCTCCTATTACTGATGCTAATGATGCTGATACATCTGCAAAGCCTGGTAGTGTAAATGTACTAGTAGCTTCTAAAGAACCAGTTATTATTTGATTACCTACAAAAGAATTACTTCCTGTGGTTGCATATGAACCTGTTACGTTCCTTAAACTAGTTTCATCTACTCTTAATGCAGTCAATCTAGTACTTACAGAAGAACTAAATGAACCTGTTAATGCAGCAATATCAACAACGTTGGTTGTAATATCGGTAGCTATAGATGCACTAGTTGATGTAAATGCACCAGATATTTCTGTAGCTATTTGAGCTGATGAAGATAGTACTCCATTATCTGCTAATAACGAACCGCTAAAACTTCCTGTAAATGATGAACCTGTAAAGTTAGTAGCTGTTATATTAGCTGTTGTAGTTTGAGAACCTTGATGGTTAATACTACCTGTGAATGTATGTACATCGTCTGCTGAATTACCAAACTGGTTAGAACCAGAAGCATATTGAATTGATGAACTTACTAATACTGTTTCAAATTGTGTTGCAGTTAATGTACCTAACACTGTTACGCTTCCGCTAAAGTGTCCAGAACCAGAAACTGATAAATGTTTATTTACATAATCATATGTAAAGTCGTTAGAAGAAGTAAAAAATGATGAAGATATATTATCCGAACCAGATTTAACTTGAATACCAAATTGATCTCCTCGAGCTGTAGGTAAGTAAATTGTCTCTCCTGCATCAAGTGAAGATGATCTATATAAGACTAATCCGTAAGTACTTTGAGATGTACCTAACAACGATGAAGAGTAATAAAACTCTCTAAAGTTTTGGTCTAGTTCATCATGTGATAAAGGACTTCCTTTTGTCCCTCTAAACGTTATAGCCATTTTATTTATTTTCTAATTCGTTTACTCTTGATTCAAGCTCTTTAATAGCTTCAAGTAGTAAAGGTACAATACCACCGTAGTCTACATTAAGATAGCCATTTTTATCTTCAGAAACAACTTCCGGCAAGACTTTCTGTACTTGCTGTGCTATTACACCTGCGTTTCTTTCTTCTTTATTCTTCCAATTAAAATATACTCCATCTATAGCATTTACTCTATCTAGTGAATTATCTATTGGGTAAATATTTTCTTTCAATCTTTCATCTGATGATTGTAGAACCGTACCTGTAGCTCTAATACTTCCTGATACATCTAATGCATAAGAAAGAGGAGCGGTCGTTTCGTCAATCTTTATACCGACACTTCCTGTTCTATCACAAATAAATCCTTGTCTAGTCTCGATATTAGATGAACCTGAAAATAATGCTACTCTTAAATCAGCACCAGCATTATTTAATCCTTTTATTAATGAAATTGTATGTGAACCTGAATTGATAGGTACCTCTGTACTACCTGTGTAGTGTAAACTTAAATTCTGTCCGTCAGCAGACAATGAACTAGAGTAGTAAAAAGAACCAAAGTTCTTATCCATTTCTGAATAAGTTAGTGCTTCTGTCTTATTAGCTCTAAATGTTATCGTGTTAGGCATTATATATCAAATTTTACAACAAACGTAGTATCTACATTTTTAGCTCTAGGTACTGGTCTGTTCGTTTTTGCAACTGCAATTAATTCGTTTGCTTCATTATAAAGTCCTATACTAGTAACGTACGGTCTAAAATCACTTCCTGTAATGTTATTTCTAACTGTATTACTAGAACCAGTAATCGCAGATGGATTAAAGGTGTGGTTAAGTTCAGACTCTTTTATAGTACAGTGAACGTTATATGTATAAATAGGTAGGTTTGATTTCCATGCAACGTTTAGTCTACCGTAAGTAGAATAATACCTAGCTACTGTAGGATCTGTTATAATTGCATTTCCTTGATCGTAAATAATATCACCTACGTGTCGTTCTGTATCGGTGTAGTATGCTTCTGCTCCTGAAATAATAAGTCTTCCTTTACCGTCATCTATTATCTCTGGTCGTTGAAAGCCACTACTTGTAATAAGGTATTCAACAGATGATTCATCTACATAGCTACTTTCACTTACCAAATACTCTTCTATGTCAATAGGGGATGAGTTATACCAGTAGTCAATATTCTCTGTGTATTGATTGACTCCAGTTTCTTTATCTCTTGCATACCCATCTACTAAGTACTTATCATTATCATTAAAAAGTAAGTCAGCAACAAATGTGCCAGGTACTATTTTCGTACCATATACTTCCTTAGGAATAGATATTACTGCAACTTCTGTTGATTCTTTTCTAGATTGAGATAGCAACAAACTGGTTTGAAAACTTACATCATACGAACCTGTATAGTACATTGTTCCTTCACCATTTGGGATACTACCAGATGTTAGTGAGTAGTAAAGGTGGTGTATACTATCAAAGACTAATTTTTCGTATCTGTTGTTTCTATAATCGTTCGGGTAAGGGTAACCTGGAGTTGATCCAGAAAAACCTCTTAATGTTTCTATACCATAGGTTGTTAAACCACTACCGTTTGCTCGCCAATTCTTTTGAGCTTGGTAATCAGATATATAAACATCTTGACGATTTAATTGCTTGTATGCACTCATTCATTAATAATCAAGCTTGATTCTAACTAACGCTTCTTTTGTAAAATCTTTTAATAATGGTCTAGAAAGTTTAGCTACTGCTAATAAGTCGTTATTATCATTATATAAACCAACAGCTGTAATATAAGATTGAGGAGTGTTGATCATAACATTATGTCTCAATTCTCCAGATCCTGTTATCAAAGATGGGTTTGTTGAATAATTAAACTCACTGTTTCTAGCTCTCATAAATACAAAGTTAGAAGTAATAGTTTCTTCTGATTGCATTCTAAAACTACCACTTAATGATAGTAGGTCGTAGAACTTACCTGGGTTAGCACCAGCTGTATTAGCTGTTCTATTTGTAGTTAATGCTAGTCCACCAGAGATTGCTGGTGCATCTAATGCGTTACCATTTAATAGTAGCACTCCAATATCCGGTAAAAGTTTACCATATGAACCAGAATTTTTAGAATATCCATTAGTCTCTAATCCTGTATAGACAGTACCAGTTGAACCTGATACTAATTCAAATACTCTACCTGCATCTGTAAATGTTGTTGTGTTTACTACTTGACTATTATCTGTTAGGTTAATTTCTGCACCACTTGCAGACACATGTAACTTAAGTGATAATGTACCAGGTAGTAAAGCTTCTTTATATCTAGCTCTATCAACTGCGATGGCATAAAAATGTTCTGATGTTATAGTACCGAATGTGAAATCATCTTCTTCAGTCCCTAATACTAGGTTTCTATATTGCCCGTATATTGTTTGAGCAGGTGATGAACTAGTTACACTAGAGTTAAAATATAGTGAACCACTTCCTTTTTTGTCTGCATAAGCAATACTAAATTGTACTCTTGCAGTATCAAATGTTGATGCTGTTTGATAAACATCGTAATAGTAATCGGCAGATGTACCTCCAATTTGAGTAGATGAAGTAAAGAACGTAGTTAACGTTGTTGAATCACCTGACCATACTGGAGCTGTTACTGACTCAGCACTAACTACAACATCTTCGTTATCGAATCTTTTATATGACATGATTAGTTAGTTTTAGTAATCGTTACCGGTATCGTTAATCTGGCTCCTGAACCTCTACCTGTTACCGTTAAAGTAGTGTTAAGTTGTGTACGTGTACCGAATAATGTGTTAACTGCTGTTGCTGTTAAATTGACTGAAGTACCTATTACTGTTTTAGAAACATTTGTTCCTATTGTAGTACCTTCGTTTAATCTATCTGCCTCGTCTGTGTTAATACCAACTCCTACATAGCTATTTAATGTTCTAACATCTGCTATGGTTGCAGTATATCCTTCTGTTTCGAAGACTGATGTTGCACCTAAGTAATTAAGCGTTTGAGGGGTAATTGCTATAGACTCACCTTGCTTAAGTGTCAACGATCCAGGTATACCACCAAGTACTGGTAGCTTAGATGTACCTCTAGGTAAGGTAGTTAGCTTATACTTCATTATTTGTGTTTCGTTTGGAAAGGCTTCTAATAACGGCATGTTTTCGATTGCTTCTCCATAGAAAGCAGAACCTGAGGGATGTTGTGGATTGTATAAGGTGTAATCAATCTCATCATCACCTAAGGCAAATTGAGTGATTTTAAAAGCGCCGTCCCCTCTAGCTAACAGCTCTCTTCCTTTTTTGGTTAAGATCGCATCCACTGTTACGATCGAATTATCTAAGTATCCCATTTTATTATTTGTGTTTTATATAAATATATGTTAATTATGTTATTCTACAAGTGTTACAACCCCTACGTTGTCGGTTGTTAATACTTCATCTGTATCAATGGAGTATATTTTATTGTTGGTTAATTTAAATGTCCTATTACCTTCTAAACCGAATACGGTATTACCAACTTTTGGAAAGTTAGGATAAAATTTATTTGGATGTGAACCTGAAAGAATAGTTTCAAATAATATTTCTACTTTTGTTCTATCAGCGTTTAAAATATCTTTAACGGTAGTTGTATCTGCATCACTGGCATGTAAACTGCCTTCAAAGGTTAATAAACCTACAGCTGGTCTATCTGATGCTATTTGATTAGCTGCAACAGTTGCTGTAAGGTTAGCCTTGTTATATTCTCTAGATATAACTTGAGTTATACCGGCATTTTTACTACCATTATATTTACCGTTTATTATTCCAGTAGTTGTGTAAGCACATTGTTGTAGTTCTGCACTAGTACCAGACCCACTTATTATTGAGTCAAGATTAGTTGGATTAAACTGGCTTGTTAGTCTGTCTACTTTTTGAATATAAGGACTAGTCTTACTACCTTCTGAGTTATTACCTAGAGGATTATAAGGACTGTTATTAAAGTTTAAAGTAACGTAAGGTACAAACACAGATGGTGTTGATCCAATAATAGGGTCACCAGAAAAATTAAAAGTCGATGGTAATGTATCTGTTACTATTTCTGTAAATGTAAAATAGTAGTAATTAGTCCTTTGCTGTCTACCTGTAACTGTAGCTGTTAATTGTCCTGTTGGGTAATCAAATCTAAATGTTTGAACTTCTTTTAGTGCAGCTGTAACATTAACTCCATTTAATGAACTAAAAGGAATAGATAGACCTTGTAGGTGAAAAGGAGCAATAGGTACGTTTTCAGAACCAGATACACTACTACTGTAAAGTAGGTTTAAGTTACCTGCTCCGTATGACGATGGGTTTGTTTCGATAAATTCTTCTAAAGTCATATTTTTTATTAATCAAACACTGCGTAAAACTTATTACTAGGTTCATCTAGATAAGAAATAGTTAATGTTGTGTTGTCTGTTATTCTATTTGAAACACTGCCTGTTGGGAACTGTGTATACCATCCTAAGAAAGTATTTACATAACTTTCATCTGCTACTAAATTAAAGAACTCAAATGTGTCATAGTCATGTGTAAATTTCAATGAGCCTGTTGATATTGTACCTGTTGTTGGATATATCATCTGAATAGATCCTGATATTGCATCCCCTTCTGATCCAGTTGAGTAAGCTTCAAAGTAGTTACCTTCAAAGGAAGCTGATAATGCTATTATACAAGCTGGTGGTAAAGGTAGTGACAAGTTAAACATTGTTACGTCAAACGTAATAAGAGGTTGTGCAGATCCCACAAAAGGGTTAGCTGAACCTACTTCACCGTCAGTTGATATTAAAAATGAACCGCTAAACTCTCCGTTTAACTGTATAGATTCATCTGTTATGTTTTTAGGAGCTGGACCTAATGGTGTTACTATGGTACGGTCATAATTGGTGCCAAAATTATAACTACTACTCATGTCATACACTCCACCTTGACTACCTGTAATCGTACCTACATTTACTGAAGATGAGTATTGTTCGTCAATAATAGACCCACTTACTTGGGCAATCTTGCTTCTATGTAATTTATGAGACTTTATAATAGCACCTGTTTTTACTTTCGCTCTTGCAGGTACAAACTGCCTTAGTGTTTCGAATAAAGAACCATCTATATAGTTCATCAGTCTTATAAACCCTCTAGCATCTTTAGAATTTACTACATTTGTTTGCCAATCAAAATCAACACTTTGCCATTGTATTGCAAGATCTTCCCAGTTCCAACCTTCTTGATTTATACTGTCAGCAAGATCTTTTAGATCGTAGTATCTAGTTTCTCTTCTATTTCTAGGATCACCAATGTACTCATCTATGTTAAAGCTACTTGAAACTTTACTTTCTATAAATGTATTAGCTGCTTTTGATATATCGAAACCTACCGTTACTTCATGTTGATC